GTAGCACCTAATGTAACGGATTGAGTCAGACCACCGTACGCACCACCGGTGGGTGAAACCATCGTGTATGACGATATCACCCAGCTCTTCTGGACCCCTGAGCCTTCGCAGGCTTGTCGGGAGACAGTCGAGTGCCCGGAACCATGCCCTCATTAGTTCGAGACCCGTCGTGCCCAGCTTGCGCTGGACGCGATAATCCCGTTCGCGAGGGCTATGAAGTGCGCTGGTTCTGTTGGCAGCTCTTCCAAGAGGAACGGACGGACGTCCGCGCCATCAAAGAAGTCCCCACCACAGCTCTCTCTAAAATGACCTTGGAGAAAGGTCTTCTTCAAGTTGGGTGTGAATCCAACGAAGCGTAGAAGAGAGAGTACGTCTTGAGCTTTCTCCCTCGGGACGATTATGTCGTCACCGAAAACCGATACGTCCTGTCGGGCGCAAAGGTCACGACCACCAACATCCAAGCCGTCACATGCCGCTAGGCATAGGGCGTGGAGGATGATGGTCATGAGCTCGAACGTGAAACCATTACCCATCGAGGAGAACTTCTCCAGTCGAATCCACTTTCCCTCCACAAGAGTGAAAGGCGAGCGTAGACTGGATAAAAGTTCGTACCAATCGTTGGGCAGCATCAATTTCACCAAGTTGATGCAAACGGTGTCGCTAGCCGAAGTCATGTCGATCGTGACAATCGAGTCGTCACGCGACCCGCGACAGGCCATCTCGCGATGGTGCTGTTGCAGGTAGTCAAGGTCAACCCCATAGCGCCGCTTGTAGTTCCGCCGCAAGGCAGTTCCGCAAGCGAGCTGGTAGTAACCGTTGATCAACGCCTCTTTACCACAAGCCCGGAGGCTCGAGGAGTCTTTGGGGACGGTGAAGTACTCGTTTCCGCGCACAAAGACAGGCTTGACTCCGACTGAACACACAGCTCTGGCCCACCCATTCCATGACCAATGGAACAGGTGCCACCAAGCGTTGTGGGTGAGTGTCGGTGAAGCTGAGAGTTTGTCAGGGATAGTTGTATGTCCCGACCTGAGTCCGACTGCAGTACCAGGGCCGAATCGACCGTCGAGGTCGTCGGGAGGCATCCCGATCATCTGGAAGACATATTTCCGCGCGCGCCGCAAAACGGCAAGCACGTGAGGTTCCACGT